CTGATGATGTCTTCCGGTATGGAAACATTATCAGAAACGATTGAAAATATTAATAAAATCTATGCTGCAAATGGTCTTTTAGACAAACTGTGGAACGTGGGAGAGATTCATTATTTAAAAGCGATGGTTACGGCGCAAGGAGGAAAAGAGGGAGCGTGGTCAGATTCTGTGGCTGTTGAAATTGTTGCAAAACCTGCGATAGACAGCGTTACAACAAATCTTATTTCAGAGAAAACGACATATAATTCCAATGATATTGCCACAGAAACAACTGACCAGACAATACCGGAATTATCGGAAGGCACAACAAATTATTTAGAGCAGCTACCATTAACAATAGCCCCTTCCTTCGGGGATTCTGCCGGCACAGCAAAAGTGACGATTGTCAGAGATGAGGATTATTATATTCTCCGCCCAAATGGATTAAAAGAACAACATTTTTGTAATGAAATCATTGCCAGCTTTACCGGTGACGAAACGGATGACTATACTGTTGGACTAAATGACCTAATCGGACAGATGGATGATGGTGCCAGATATAGCATACAGATTGTGTTCACAGATATTTACGATCATGTGGCAACAAAGAAGATACCGTTTGTCGTACGATGGAAACATCAACCGGAAGTTCCGCAAGCTATAGTGTCAGCCGATAAAAAAAATAAAATTGCAATTATTAATGTTGCGAAACCAATCGATTACGCAGAAGGTGATAGTTTTGATCTGTATCGACTAAGTGTGGACAGACCGGAGTTAATCTTATCAGATGGCATTTATGCCCAAGACTATATAGATCCATACCCTGCTCTGAATGATAATGGAGGAATCCTAGTAGTAGGCAAGACGGCGAATGGAGATTATATTACAGCAGAAAATTCTTTTGCTTGGAGTTATTATTTTTTTGATTTTTCAGAGGGAAAGACAATCATTAATTTTGATGAAGAGATGATAGAACTTCAATATGATATGACCTTGGACAATTCATGGAAAAAAGATTTTGAGAGGACGACTTATCTCGGCGGTTCTGTGCAAGGTGACTGGAATCAAGCAGTTGAAAGAGACTTAAAACTGAGTGCCAATAGTGTATCCCTGGACGAAACAGAACTGATAGAAAAAATGCGCCGTCTGGCTGATTATCCAGGGGTCTGTCACATAAGAACACCGGAAGGATCTTCTTTCGCCTGCGATATCCAAGTGGCAGAGGCAGTGGATGGAAACACTCCGCAAATTATCAATTTTTCATTGACGGTATCAAGAATTGAAACACAAGAACAGGATGCGATTACGCAAGAACAATGGAATGCAGAACATCCTAATGAGGTGACATAATGGATTGGAGTAGAGGATTTTCAGCAAGATATATTTTGACGACAGTTGATCCCAAGACGTGGACAGACCAGCAGGAATTTGAATTTACAGAAGGAAATATAGACCGTGATAGCTCTTCAGATTTAAGAGAGTCTGCCTCCATAACAATGACCGAACAAATAACAGATAAAGAGTGCTGGGTTCGTATTTATTTACAAGCTCAGCAAGGCGGGACAAGTGTAAGAGCCCCTCTGTTTACTGGATTAACTGCATTTCCTGAAAGAAAGCTTAATGGGATACGGGCTACTTATAACATAGAATGTTATTCGGTTCTCAAACCGGCAAACGATATGATTTTACCTCGTGGCTATTATGTCCCTGCTGGGAGCGGAGCAAAGCAAATCAAAAATCTGTTTGATTGCATACCTGCTCCGGTATACATAGAGGGAACATCAACAATCACAACGGAAAGTATAGTCGCAGAAGATGGAGAAACAAGGCTAAGCATGGCACTGCATGTACTTGATGCCATAGGGTGGAGAATTAGAATCAGCGGAGATGGTAGCATTGTTATCTGCGCAAATGATGAAAATAGCAATCTCACAGCCGGTATTAATGATAATGACATAATAGAATGTGATATCACTGATACATTTGATTGGTATGATACCCCAAACTGTTTCATGGCAATAAATGATGATTATGGT